CAAAGAAAGCTACTAGATAGTCCATTATCATGATAGTTGAAAATATTGTTATTGAATTATAGAATATATATCTATATATATTGTTTTTTTCAAATTTATACTTTTTATCCGCATTTTATATTTAATCGTTGTATAATGAAATATAAAAAATAAGGAAAATAAAAATGTACAAGGTACACGGTACAGGGTACAGGGTTTTATCCAATAAGGGGTACATATAAGGGCTCGCTTCGCTCGCCCGTGCACTAAATGTCCAGTGCTATCGTATTTTTATTAGAGTTATTGCGTTTGCGTGATTTTTTGGGTAGAGTTGTGCCATCTAAATCTTTCAGCGACGAAACACTTACAATAGACTCACCTCCGCCTAATATTGGTACTTCTTCTATAATAGATTGTCGCGGTGGTGTTGGGACCGGCATGGGCGCTGGCGTTGGTTCGGCGCGTTTGGGTTTCAGACCGGATAATAATTGATCTATATCCGGTGAAATCTGCGGCCCTCTCATTTCAGGTCTTACTATAGGAATAGACGAGGATGGGCCTTGTGGATTTTGTTGATTTTGCATTAAATCGATACCGGATTCGCGAAACATGGGCGTAGATGCGGCTTTCAAATCAGGTCGATTGCCTGGATTTGCGGTGAATTGCATCGAACCTGGTCTTGCAGTAGGACCGTGGTTTTTCGTTTCTACAGGCGCAGGTGGCGGTCCATACCGAGTATTCACTTCTTCAGGTGGATTCATGAGGTTTTTGGCGAAATCAAACGCGGAATTCTGTTTACTCATGGTATCTACTGCTGCGCTCGTGAACATTTTCATCAATTCAGGGTTCTGTTTCATTACATCGTTGAAACCAGGAGTAGCCGAACTCAACATTTTATTACTCATATTCACGATCGCTGCCGAAAACCCAATACGTAGTAGTAGAGAAACTTCCGGAGCCATTTTGCCTCCTTTATATTTTTCATGGAGTTCGCCGAATATTTCCTCATAACTATCCAAATCTTCGCTAACTTGTTCCCCCCATCCATCTAAATTCAGATCAAATGGATTTAACAGTGCGTTCCCGTATTCGAGTGTATTAATAACAGTGGTGAACCACCAACCTTGCAATTTCACACTATCTTTCTTTCGTTTTTCTTCTAAAGCTCCTTCGTACTCATCTTCTACTTCATCATAATCGGATTCCATATTAAACACCGACCCATTTTTATAGGTTCCCTTCTCTGCCCACTCTTCTAACTTTTTGATCATGATTCTCTTTTTACGTCGTTTTTCGCGCTCATTCAGATTCGCGGAATTTCGTGGGGCTTTCGGTATTTCCTCATTTATTTTTGAAAATCCGTCCCATGTGCTGCTAGAGGAGGAAACGGAATCTTTTGTCGCTTGGCCTAAATTCGAGTCTGCATTCGATACGGGTCTAGACGATTCTGGTTTAGAACCACCTCCCAATCCGAACATATTTCCAAAGCCTGACAATCCATTTAAGGTTTTAGCACCAAAGGAAGAAGACGATGATGCGGATGCGGATGAAGATGCAGATGAAGCAGTACTTTTCGATAAATCGTTCAGTTCTGATTCTAAATTATCCAATTCGTCTAAATCTATTTTCGTGGATGCAGAAGAAGACTTCTTTTTCTCGTTCATCAATAATTCGATTCCTCCGCCAAAAGATACGGATGGTTTTTCTTGAAAAGAAGAGAAACTGGGGGTTTCTCTCAACGGAATAGTATCTAAATCTATATCGACTATTTCCATAAGTTATGTTTAAATAGGATTTTTTATTTTTAAGTTGTACGCACCTTAAAATATTTAATTCTTGTTGGAAGAGGACAAATGTTTTTCCCACCACCATAATCCTTGTAAAAAGCAATCCGCTAAATCGTCTTTCTTGGGTGAGTTTTTGAACAATTCTACCCATTGTTCCGGCGCACCAAACTTTTCGCGCAATAGTTTTTCTCCGTAGAAAATGCCGTCGTGTTTATTTTGTTTGTAGCTGGTTTTCGCTTCCGATTGTTTCACAAAATCCTTTAATTTGTTGCTAGATGACACAAATTCAATAGAAGAAACGCCTAAAGATATATAATATTGGGCCAACATGCCTTGAATGGTTTTCATCCTATTCGCTATAGGACTGATTTGATTTTCGATGATAACATGGGTGACCGTTTTCATAATGGGATTTTCAGTTAATTGTCTATGGAGTGATCTACCGATCGTGATTAAATCCAATTTACTCGCATTCCCCTTTTTCACCTTGGCGATGGTTTCCCATGTCGTTTTTTCTACAAATTTAGAAACAAGTTGCAATAACTCTTTTTTATTAGAATGCGACTCCGTGATATGGAATTGTTGTTTTATTTGCACCAATTCTTCTACAGAACGTTTCTTTAGAGAAACCGTAGAATATTCTTTATTCGGAATAGTGAAACGCGTGGATGATTTAGCATGTTTTTCGCAAGCATAATATTCATTTGTCTTATGGTATTTCGCATTCGATGAACAGCATTTCCCATTTTGAAGCGTGTGGTTGCATTTTTGGGAGGGGGAAGTGGTAGAATTCGAAGTTTCACACAGATTTAAAACACTCCAATCTACAATCGTATTTTGAGATAAGTCCAATATACAATAGGCTAAATTCTTGATTCCTACATCAAAACTGAGCAACCGTTCCGACCGTTCTTCCGACATTCGATGTCCTAACTGGTGAATTTCTATTTATATGTATTATTATAATACATAAACCATTTTTGCATTCACTCTATGTAGAAGTGATTATAATATATAGAATAATAGTATACTCATGTTTGAATTATTTGCTAGCTGGTTTGTTGAAGAGGCAGGTTATGTGGTTGAATCAAAGTATATTCATACAGCTATGTTCAAAGCATTACTAAATACTTGTGTCGATGAACAAGATAAACCAAATTTTAATGATGAAATATATGAAGAATTCATTAAACGGAACATAATAAAACAAGGAAATTATTGGATTTTCTTCAACCAAAGTGATTATTTTGTTCCCAATAAATATAATGAATTATCAAAATTATTGAATGAAAATAAATATAATTTCAGTGAAAATACGAAACAAAATATACTAGAGTATTATAAAAAAGAAACAGGTATGATTATGAATGTTGTGAATGTAACTGGTGGTGGATATAAGAGAAAAACAATAAAAAAACGAAAGAGAACTAACAAAATGAACAAAACAAAATGAAAAATGGTTTATAAATAACAACCCATTTTTATTATCGTATTATATATCCAATATTACATTCCACTTCGCTGTAGTTTGATCAGTTCAGCTTGGGTTAACGATGGAACGACTTGTTTGGATTGTAATTGTTCGCGCGATAAATATATATTTTGCAAATCACTTACAGAAGCTTCTCTATGGGAAACCGGTTCATTTATAGAACTATAAATTTTGGGTATCTGAAAAAGACTTCCTGTATCTGGCGCTTCATGACGAGCTGAATAACCAATGTCGTTTAATGCATCGCGAAACAACTGGGCGCGAATCGTTTCGCTATTGTTCATCAAATAACTACGGTACTGCCAATTGGATTTTATGCTGTTCTGCTCTATGATATTTTCATTGATCATGGTGCCGGGTTGCCATGATGCTAGTACAGAACGCCCGTCATTCATGAGTGGAGGGAAATGTTCGTATTGGTTGTTCAATTGGTACCCGTCGGTAGGTAGTTGGGGCGTAGAATATGCAGTAGATAATGTTTGTCCGTGAGATGATAATAAGCTCATTTGATTTAAATTTGTCTATTTATGTATAAAATAGACAAAGATTTTCCGCTAAAGCTGTAAAACTTATTCTTTTATTTTACCATACAAAAATGTTCTTCTTCGATTCATATATTCACATGGACGGTGGATTCTAGAATCATATTGATCAGGTCCAGTTTCTTGAATTTAGACGGGTCCGTGCATATTCCATCGCGAATGACGATTGTGCGCAACTTTTGCACATTCATTTTTTGCAAGGTGCTTTTGGTGATTTTATTACTATCTTGCTCCACGTGATCCGGTTCTGCAGTTAACACCGAGCCATCTGTATGATCGATTTCATCCAATTTCGCAACATGAACCACTTTATCATCTACCTCCGAAGGTAGAACAGAGGAAGTAGGGATGGTGGCGAAATCGTCTAATTCTATAGGTTCTATGGTATGTTCTTGCATCCCGTCATCGTTTTTATCTGAATGATCCTCCTCATCTTCGTCCTCGTCGTCATCATTATCGGAAATATAACTGTCTAAATCATTCAGTATTTCAGTATCATGAATTTTGTATCTACCTGTTTCGGTTTCTTGATCGGATTCTAACAGATCATCTGAAATAACAATTTTTTTGTATAACTCTGCCAATGGGTTCGAGGTAGACATAGACGACGAAAAGAAAGTGGTTTCGGTGGGAAAAGAGGAAATATTGTAATTTGTACCAAAGGAATCATGTGTAGCAGTAGTGGTACGTGATTTAGGGAAAATTATATTTTGCGGCGATAAAAACATGGAGGAATTGGGCATTTCCCGTATAAGTTCTAATTCTTTCACAATCGTTTTGGATATATCGGCTAATGTTTCATATTTGCTATCCAACATATCGACTCGTTTCTTAAAATAATACACCATCAATAAAATTAAAAAGAAAGACATTCCTAAACTCAAGAAAAAGAAGCTTTCGAAAATAGAAAAGAATGTCATATTATTGTATAGACATAAATAATTAATACACAGTTAAACGCATCCCCCCTTTAGAAAGAAAGAACCAACCTCGGAATTATGGAGGATGGAGAAACGAAACGGGATATTTTAGGCTAATAAAAAATAAACTCCTATTTTATAATAAAAATAATGAATCTTATAGAAGAATTACAGAGCGACAAAGATGCTAGAGTATCTAAATCATCTAATAATACATCATCGTCTTCATCTTACTCCCTTTTTTCTACAGACGAAACTCCTAACAGGATCTCTAGTAGCGATAGTGTATCTGAAAGCGGAAACTCTTTCTCCATGCCCTTGTTCGATTTGAAATCCATTCTCATCCTCATTTTACTGGTGTTGGTGATATTTAGCTACTATGGAATCAATCTTCTCAGTTTACTAGGAGATGCCCTTCAAACATGGGTATCTAAAATATCACCCATTTTCACCAGCTTTTTCGATTTATTGGGCGATTCCACTGGAAGTGCAATCAATAAAACGGCAGAACTTACATCTGATGCAGCAAAGGTAGGTATTGATATAGCAGAAGGAAGTATTCAAAATATTGGCAACTTAATGATTGGAGAAGAAGCTATAGGAAAATCGCATTCGAAGAAACAAGATCCTGAGCCAGATGCAGCGGAAAATAGTATTCAGAAATCTCTCAGTTCTGCTAAAACCAAGTGGTGTTTAGTAGGAGAATATCAAAACAAGCGAGGATGCATCGATATTTCAGAAAGCGACAAATGTTTGTCGGGCGAAGTGTTTCCCAATGAAAGAATGTGTCTCAATCCTACGATGACCCCTACTCAACCGTAAGAATCGTATTCGATGTATTTATGGATACGGACCGATTGATGAAAAACTGGAACTCAAAGAAATATCCCGGAGTCGTATACAAGGTAATGTTTTCTACAGTGATCGTTTGATTCAGATGATTGATACTGTATACGTAGTTGCTAGTGAGCGCCGGGCTTTTATTCAACAAAACCTGCAATAGGCAGGTGGAGTCCGTGATAGAAGTTGTCGTAGTAGTACTATAGGGTATAGTTAACGTGAACGTCGTCATACTGGTTTCGATGTTTAAAATTTCCAATACTCCTATAGAAGTGTATACAACGGTATCTGTATTATTTGCGATAAAGGATACTATGCCGTTATTGGTCGGTGAAACCGGATGGAAAATAAAAGGGATATTGGTGTTCGTTTCACTGGATTCATTGAATATTGTAGCGGGAGGAATATATTTATATAAAGGAATACTTTTGTCTAAATATAAATAAACGGGAGGACCGGGAACATCCGACGAAGTAGTTAATACCTGATTCATACTTGAATCGCAAAAGTTATCTTGGTCGCTATTGTTATTCCGCACGGATTTTTGCAGAGGACTGAATCCGCGGACGATTTGAGAGAAACGTTCTGCTTTGGTTAACTTATTCAATTTAATTGTACTTTGAGGTCCAGCATACTTTAATATTTCGGCTTTTCGTCTCATATCTAAAGCACTTTTACTGTATCCAGATTCGTATGGACTGATGGGAACTATACGGGGTTGTGGGATATTATAAAACATGCGTAATTTTCGTTGAATACAACTATTGCTCATGGATGCAAAGTTTAGTCTATATATACATGATTGATTCTCTCATGATGGATTCTAATGATATTGGGAAAAAATATGATTAGAATAGAAGACAGATAGATGAACCTAAACCTACACCGGAATCACTGATTGTAAGATTTATGATACCATAGATTGGATAAATAAGAATACGAACCACTCGTAGATTCCATGGACTGTTCGCTCGGTTTCAAATTGGGTCCGAAAAGTACGATGTTGTTTAGTTCAAACACATTCAAGGCGTAATCATAATAACGTAAATTGGAGATTTTGCCACTAAACCCCCCGCCGGCTACTACATTATGGAAATTTTGTTTTGGGATTTTATCCATGGTATGGCGTTTCACAATAGTTCCATTCACGTATACGTCCATAATCATATTTTGCATACGGATCGCAAGATGAAACCATTTGTTGATAGGCATATTATCCGTTTTGATTTTGTCTCTAGATTGTTGTAAATTGGTATTATCTACTGAAATATTATCGACATGGTCCATGATGATTTCTAAATTGTACGTTTTCGAATTATTATTGTCTATATTATTTGACACATACAATCCAGGGCCGTTGGATAGATATAATCCATTTGATGTCTGGGTGCCTTTTTCTCCTTTCACGAAAATAGGTACATATGTATCCGTAGAGGCTTGGTCTTGATTTAAATATAACCACGACGACCACGTGAATTCAATACCTTTATTGCGATCATTGGATTTCAAAATAGGGATACTCGCCGTATTTTTGGGATCTTGGTAAATCACTATTTTTTCACTTCCGGAAATAACTCCTTTTATCAAATAGGGACTTGTTTTGGGCGCTAAATAGTATCCTAAAATGGCCATACAAATCTTTAAAAGCATCATGAATACTATAAATACCAGTATAATAAATACAAATTTCGCCACTATAGAATTCGATTGTAAATATTCATTACTGGCATCTACCATGCTTTTATTGGAAAAATCATTCAGTGAATTCTGAAGTCCAGTTTTGGCTTCTTGAATACTTTCGCCAATACTATTGAATGTATTCGCAGTACCTTCTTTCACATCACTAACGGTAGGTACATTCTCTTTCATTTGTTCTATAATCGGTTTATCCATATTCATTTTTCCTATATACTATATATTATACTTTGATAGTATATTTTACTGTACTCGTTTATACTATAATATTTCAACCCATCTGCTAAAATAAATTAAAATGTCGTACATCCAAATCGTCTTTCTTTAAAGTGAAAGTTGCTCCGTAGCTTGAAAACATTTTGCTAAAGTAGTTGCCTCCATTTCCCTCCATGTATTTGTCCCAAGCAAGCGTAGGGTCCATTGGTTTTGGTTCTCGTTCGAACTTGGCAATATAAGCATCGTAGTTATAAAACGAAATTTGTGCTCCTTTCGATACAATATTATGTGGAGTGGTTAATTTCTCCGATCGTATTAGCTTACCATCGATATACATATCGATTACGTCATTGTCTACACTAACTATAACACATACCCATTTTTGTAATGGGAAATTTTGCATAATAGTACGTGGAACGAATGTATTTTTATCATTGCCTATACTGTAATTTAATTCAGCTTTGTCTGTGATACTTAGTCTGAAAAATTCCGTAGTATCGGCAACTCGAAATAAGGTTGAATTGTAACCACCGCCGGGATTAGATGATGTATAACTATTTGCGTAAATCCATAAACTAAAATAATAGCGGTTTGAGGTTGGATTCGTTAAAGTAGATACCCCAATCGGAGGGTTGCTAATGTTCAAATCCATTTTTTTCATCACCATTTTGCCTTTTTCATCGATCACTTTGTATAAAATATAAATAAGTACGATCAATATAATTCCCATGATAATCAAAGTGTAGTTCATAGTAGTAGTATAATCTTAAATAAGATTATTTACCGGAGGATTTTTTAATTTTAATAGATTATACGTTTGGGCGATTTGAGTTAAATTCATATTGGAAGGAGAAACTTCGACATTGCAAATCGCTCCGTGTAATAAATTATCATCGGACCCGATTGTTATGTTCATATCATTTTGAAATTCAGGGATATTTTCTCCTAAAGATAATGTTTCTCTCAAAACTCCATTGATGAAAATATCGACTTCAGAATCATGATAGTTTAATACAACGTAATTCCATCTCTGCATAGGCACTTTCAATTCCGTTTTCAGAACATTCCCTTCAGGATCCCTCTTTACGTTATAGTCATTTTCTATATCTCTATTGTTTCGTAAAGTATTGGATAACACAAATTTCCAATAACCATTGCTTTTACAAGATATGTACGGACAACCTACATATGGATTAAGAGAATCCCCGTAACGAAACATCATGCATTCTTGTTTATCTCCTATACTAGGTTGATTCGTAATCATCCACATAGAAATACAGTAGGATTTCAATATTCTGTTATTGATCAGTTGTCCATCGATACTATTATTCATTTTCGTTCCTAATTGATTCACTTCGCCGTGATTCACAAATGGTTTTATATCACTGATGATGGTTTCGTAATAAAAATAAGTAGGATTCAACAAAATTTTATTACTATCCGGTCGATATATTTTCGATAGTAATTTCGGAAGATAAATATACAATAAAATGAGGACGATTTCAATAACGAGTAAAACATACACTACTTGCGGTGTGGTAATGAATTCTTGAAATAAGTATCGTACATAGTCATTCACTAAACAGGGAATTAAAAAGAGGAAGTAGAAAATAAAGCCTAAAATACCTTTTTGACGATAGGTTTCGTTTAAAAATACGTTGTAGATGATGGAAAGGGCAACAATAATGATACAAAATAACAAGATTTTCAAACTTAGAATGATCAAAAAGGAGGTCGTATCCGATAAAGGAGGCAACCGGATGAATTCAATAAAATAATCGATAATGGTCAAAATACTTCTATTGAACGACGGAACTACACTTTTCAATAACATGATGGATACGATGAAAATCATCACAAACACGATAACTAAATTTTTCTTATCTTCAATGGTGGAAAAGATGAAATAGCAAAATATAATCAAGGGCACAATAATACCTACTAAATACAACGCCATGTTGGTATTACTGAGTGAGGATTTGTCATTTCTGATTAAATTTAAGATGAATATAAAATATAAAATAAGTGCAATAGTGATTCCGAATTTAGTGCCGTACTGAATTATTATACTACGCTGTTTTGGATCACTTGGTAAAAATGAATCTAAATAGGATTGTTTCATGATGCGCTATAAAATAAACAGTATATATTTTATAGGGAAATGGAATTTTGTTTTTTGTATAGTAGAGTGAAGGACGAATCTACATGATACCATTATAAATTCTCTATAGTGGTTTTTTTACCGTGGCATTCACGACACAATGCAACTAAATTATCAATATGATTACTACCTCCATATTCTAATCGCACTTTATGGTCCACCTCAAACCACGCGGTTAACTGATTACCACAATCTCCGCATTTCCAATTTTGCTGCGAAGCTACAAATTTCTTTTTCGTCTCACTTACGGACCGCTTTGTCGCTTTCTTTCCTGAATTCATGATACGCGGATCAGGGTGTGAATGGGGTGGTGGTTGATGGATGGAATTCGGTAATAACATGTTCATCATATTGTATCCGCCCCCGGAATAAGTAGTGCCGTTGGGAATGGTGGAAGAAAAACTTTGCTTGGAGGTGAAATCCAAAATAGGAGATAACACATTACTAGTAGTTTGGTCTATAGGTAAATATTTCAGATATTCGTGCGATGTCGCGAACATTTCATTCGCCTTTTGAGGGTTCTTTTTCACCAGCCACCACATCACTAAACCACCAAATCCGATTCCGGCCATCTGATAATATTTTTTGAAAGAGAGTGCTTTTTTCAGAACTTTACCGTCTGTGTACACATTGCCAATGAGGAAAATAGTGATTAGAAATACAATAATCTCAATCCGCATAGTTATCGCTTTTCTATATCTATATATCTTATCTATATTTATCGCATCTATAGGTGAACATTCATTCTGGTTAAATATGGTGGTTATTTGTGGTGGTTAAATATGGTGGTTAAATATGGTGGTTAAATATGGTGGTTAAATATGGTGGTTAAATATGGTGGTTAAATATGGTGGTTAAATATGGTGGGTTATTACAACATGGTTTCTACTGTAGAAAATATATTGTACTATCAGAAAGGTGGATACTATTAGGGGCTCGCTTCGCTCGCCCATATAGGGCCCAAAACCCTAACGTACGGTTCCCATTATAATAAAAATGGAGAAAAAGGCGATAAACATGTAGTATATATGACGTTTTTCGATGCCTAATCGTTGAGAGAAAGAATACGATTTCGGTAAATACTCATTGTAATACATGTCTAAATGTTCCCAATAAGTGTGTTCTTCTCGTCCGAGTTCTTGGTCGACTTTGTTATGAATGAAATGAACCCAGTAGGTTATGGAATCTTTGTTATCTAAATAAGGAGTTACCGGAAAATAATCCAACACTTGAATGAAAATCGATTGCATTTTTGCATCAGGACAATAAAGAGGGAAATTCTGTATGAAATCGTAATATTTTCGTTTGGTGACAGAATTTGGGAATTCGGGATAACTATGTGCTACAGAATATAGAAAGAACCAAAAATGCGGTAGCCAAATTTTAGGGTCCAAGTTTTTCATTATACAATAAGAATCAAAAAACAATTTAAAACCAAACTGTTTTTATGGTGTATGGAAATATATATAATTTTGAAAAAAAAATGATATCATACATGAATAATCATCATACCACACAAGATATGTTTTGCAATAACTGTGGAAAACAAGGTCATTTATTTTATATTTGTAAAATGCCGATCACTAGTATCGGAGTGATCGCATTTCGAATCATAAAGGATAAAATCGAATATTTGATGATACGTAGAAAAGATACTTTAGGTTATGTCGATTTCATGAGAGGCAAATTCGATTTACAACAAAAACAATACATTATGAATATGATCACGCAGATGACCGTGATGGAAAAAGATATTCTATTGCAAAAGTACGAACAAATAAAAAGAGGCGAATCGGTATCGTTAAAAGAAAAAATTATAGAACTAATCAACGGGGTATATACGGAAAATGAGTTTTATGATTTGAAGAGTCTGATTTTAGAAAGTAAATTATATGCAGATTGGAAAGAACCGGAATGGGGATTTCCTAAAGGACGGCGTAATACACAGGAAAATGATTACAATTGTGCGGTTCGGGAATTCGAAGAAGAAACGGGATATCCTGTAGGAGTATTAAACAATATCCGAAACATAGTCCCTATGGAAGAAATATTCACAGGTTCTAATTACAACTCGTACCGACATAAATATTACATTATGAATATTTCGTATGAAGATAGTAAGAAGGTCCATAAATACCAAAAATCAGAAGTTAGCGGAATGGAATGGATGGATTTGTCTCAATGTTTGGAGAAAATAAGGCCATACAATTTAGAAAAGAAAAATGTAATTTGCAATGTAGATTATTGTGTAAGAAATACATTCATATTTTCTGTCTCAAAAATATAATATCCATTTAGTATAAAAATGGATATTCTCGATAACAACCACAAAACAAGAAGAAAGAGATGTGAAAATGGGAAACGATGGGATAATGTTAGTGGACGGTGTATAGATAGGGGAGAGCTCAAACCTAAGGGAA